ACGATATAGAAAAAATTGATATTATTGATAATTTATAAAATACAAAAAAGAGGTAAATTGAAATTAATCAACTTACCTCTTAATTTTATCTAACTCCACCTGTCCATTTTGCAAATCCTATCTTGTAGTTTGAAGTTCCACTTACATTATATCTTACCATTGGTCTTCCATTAAATATTCCAAAACAATCACATTCTTCGTATGGGCTTAAACTTCCTATAACTTTTGTTAAGCTTGTATCTGCATATATAATTTCTTTTGTTGAACCGTTTTTATATCTTCTCACTGGTTCATCACTCCCTTCAACTTTTGGTACTGCTACTGTAGTTGTAGCTTGTCCTATTTTATTTGCTACATCATTTTTGAATTGTATCCAAGCTTGTTCATTTCTTACATAGTATCTTGGACATTCTTTTCCTGTTACATCATAATGTCTTATAATTGCATCTATTCCTAGATTGTATCTCTTGCATATATCTGCACATAACTCTACTAAACTGTTATATGTATTGTCATTAAATTTTCCTTCCCAATCTGGGTGACAATCTTCTATTCCAATTGACTTTCTATTCATTGAATAACTACCACTATGGAAAGCAACTTCATTTTCTGGTATGCATCTTATTATTTCACCGTTTAAACCAATTATATAATGTGATGATGCATATGTCTTATGTGATGTTGCCAAGCTTTCAAAATAGTTTCTATTGCCTAATGCTGAACTTCCTGCATTTCCAACCCAATGAACTACAATTTTTTCAATTTTATTTTGTTTTTCTCCACTTCTTGAATATGGATTTATTGTTAATAGTCTATCTTCTATATTCATTATTCGTTTGCCTCCCCTCTTGTATCTTCTTCTGCAAGTTCCATTGTTTCTACAATTTCATCTTCCATAACTATTCCTCCTTATTACTTATTGCTTTTTGTCCTAACAAATATGTTCCAATAACTCCTTGTACTACTGCAATAACTTGTACTATTTGTATTGCATATGGTATTGTTATTCCATCTACTGCATTTATTCCTGCTACTAATGCACTTACTATTGCTAATATATTTGTTAAGTATTTTGCTATTGTTTTTAATTTTTCCATATTAGTTCACCTCCATCTTTAAATTTATTTTTTCTATATCTTTTTCTATTTCTTCACATCTTTTATCATGCACTTGTAAAAATTCTGACTGGTTGTCCATACTTTTTTGCAAAAGTTCTAATGACTTGGCTGTATTTTTATTAGTATTTTGTATTTCTATCAAGCAATTACTATTTTGCTCTAATGTTTTTTGCATATCTTTTCTTGTTGTTAGCCAATCGTATAAGAATAATACTACTATTATAAGTGGTACTCCGTATTTACTTATCATTTCTGCTAATTCTTGCATTACTTTTCCACCTCCATATTTATTTTGTCCTTTTCCATATAAACACTGCCATATTAGGAATTGCATGTGTATGTGAATTTAAGCTGTGAGTATGATTCGATAATGTATGAGTATGCCCTTTTCCACCACCTGTTGAACCAGTATTTTGTGTATTATTCGTATCAACACCACCTCTATTTGTTCCAGCAGCATAAACCGAATTAATTTTCTTGTATGTAGTATGGCTATGCGCAGGTATTTGGTCTATTGTTAAAACTGTACTTCCTGTTGTATTTGTACTTGGTCCTCCTGTACTTCCACTTGATGCTCCTGTCGAAGTTCCTGTTATAGAAGAGTTACTTACACTATTTACTGCTCCATATAAAAATCCACCTTTCATTCTTTCCCATGTTCCTCCAAATAAAACTGACGGTTCTGTACTGTTTATACTCATATAAATACTACCAACAGGGTAAATTTTATTTACTATAACACTTACTAAATTGTTTCCTAATCCTGTTGCATTTATTTTTCCATTAACTTGTAATTTACTACCTTCTCTTGTATCATATTGTTGCCCAATTGCTACATTATTTTTATAAACTGCTATTGCTGGATTTCCAGATGTTAAAATGATATTATAAGTTGCACTTGATAGCTTGTCCGCTAATACTAATTGAATATCAAAAGAATTTGCAACACTAAATCCATCTGTTCCTGCATCTCCTTGAATATTTAAGCTACCAGTAATTTTATTTCCAGATATTGTATAAGTTAATGTTGTTTTACCATCAACCCAACTAGAACTTGAAGTTGTTTTATATTTATATTTACAACTAGTTATTGCATTTGCCACACTACCAAAGCTTGCATTCCAAAACTCTCCTTCAAATTTCAGTGTTGTTATTGTTCCAATATTATTTTGTCTTGTTGCTGATAATGATTTTATTTTTATATTGCTATATTTTTTTATAGTTGCTGTTTTGCTTACTTTTGTACTATTTCCTCTACTGTCAATTGCATATAAATCTATAACATTGTTATTAACTTGATTAATACTCATATTAACATCAGCACTTGAATTATAATTTGCCGTAGTATTTTTAGTTCCGACTAATAATTTATAGCTTTTCATAGTTGCACTATTTTTAGCTGTAGCTTTATTTGCTGTACTTATTGTTGCTTTTATATTAGAATAACCACTTACTAAAATTTGATTATTTCCAGTCAAAGCTGTTATTGTTGTATTTGTATCTTGATATGTAAAATTCGAGAATGTTGGATTACTATTTGTTACAGTAAATGTAAAATCTTTTGAATTTGTATATGATTTACCATTTGCAGTTGTTGTTATAATATATCTCGCTTTATATGTATTACTGTTTGGAGTTAAAGCATATATTTTGCTTGCTATTGGTGTAATTGATTTACTAGTTCCTGTAACTGTTCCATAATCTATTATTGTAGAGTTGTCAGTTTTGCATAATTTTAAACTTGTTGTCGTTCCGCTAGGATTTGCCCATGTAATTGTATGTGCAGAGCCTATATTAACATTTGGTACAGAACTTAAAGTAGCAATTTGATGAGTTGTCACTTCTATACTATTAGACTCACTATATAATTGACTGTCTGCTCTTTTTACTCTTATTTTTAAAGTATATTTAGTGTTTGGAGATAATCCACTTACATTTATTGGAGATGTCAAAGCATAACCACTTTCCCAAGCTCCACCATTTTTACTAACCCAAATTCCATCTATTGTAGCATCTGCCGAATAATTTAATTTCACACTGTTTACTGTTTTTGAATTTAAAGAAATACTAGCTTTTGCATATCTTGGAATTGTACTTAAATTCATACTTCCACTAGCACTGGCATTTCCACAAGTATAACTTTGTCCTGAACCATCATTTACAGAAAAGCTGTAATTTATTGATTTTGTTCCATCACTATTATGTGATACTGTTTGACTTCCAGTTCTTATTGTTAATGTTGAACCAGCTGAATACGATGGAATTGTTCCTGAATAAGAAGTACCATTTATTGAAATACTATATGTTATACTTTTCCAGTTACTCCAAGAATAACTAGCTTTATATATTGTAAAACTAAAACTTATTTCAGAAGTATTATTAGCTACACTTGTTGATGTTTCATTTACTGTTAATTTAAATTCGTGTGAATGTTTACTTCCATAACCTGTTATTGTTCCCATCTTAGCCTCCTAATCCTGTAAGCCAAACTTGACTTCCAATTTGTTGTATTAGCAATACATTTATCTTAGCTTGTTCTTTTACTTCTAGTTGTTTTGTATACACACCTTTATCTGTCATTTCTGCGACTCTTTCATTTGTAGAACTATTAAATGTTCTATTTCCATCAGCATCTATTCTTGTATATGTATTTTTTGTACTAGAATTAACCTGAATACCTTTTCCTATTTCAACAGTATCTGTTCTTGTTTCATTTGCATTTTGTTGCCAAATTGCTTTTTCTATTCCCATTGAAACCATTAAATCAGAAATGTAATAAGATGCTACTGTATCACTACCTATTTCTATTTTTATATTATTACTTGTTATCTCAACTGGAATTATTTTTTCAATCCACGTATTGATATTTCCATCTAATTTATATTCAACTTCATTTACTTTCACATAGCCTGTTGCATCTTCTTTTAATTTGTAATAATTGAAACTTATAACATATTGTCCATTTTTTACAACTTGTGATTGAATTGATACTCCATTATTTATTAAATACCCTTCATCGCTAACATTATTTTGTTGTATTAAAGTGTTTGTATATTCTTCTAATGTTGCTTCACTATCTTGTTCTTGTCCTCTCCAATATTCTTTTGCATAGAAAAATATATTTCCTCCACCTGTTTCTTTAGATTGTAATGTTATTCCTTCTATAGTGTGTTTTAATTCATTTACTTTTTCTGTTAGTTCATCTTTTGTTGCAACTTTTTGTGTAAATCCATCTATATCTTGTTGTGCTTGTGTTATTTTTTCCTCATTTTCTGTTGTTTCCTGTACTAATTGTGTTATTTTTCCATCAATTTGATTTATTTCACTTTGTACTCTTTTGATTTTATTTGAGTTTGTTTGTTTTGTTTGCATACTTTCTTGTTCTGTTTTAGCTTGTACTTTATTATTTATACTTGCTTTAAATTTACCAGCATACTTTATTTCTCCTTGATATAAAACTTTTTTACCATCAATTACTAGAATGTCTCCAATATCATAAGCTGGATCTATTATTGTTTCTCCCTCAAATGTGTATACTTCAAAATCTTTTATTTGATTATAAATATTTTCTACTTGCTCACTATCAACTATATACATATTGTTTTGGTCAATAAATACTGTTGCTTGTGTTTCATCTCCAAATTTATAATTTTGTATTCCATCTTCATAAGAAACTCTACTTACTTTTAGCTTATCTCCCCAAGTAAAATCACCAAATAAATCAACATTGAAATTGATAGTATCTTCTCCAAATGTTTTTATGTATAATTTTCCATCTCTGCCTATTACAGCAAATCCACCTGCTTGTTCTGCTATATAACCTAAATATGTTCTTGCGGTTACGGTGTTATCATATACTGCTATTTGTTTATTTGAATTAAGAAAAGAAGTAGAACCTAGTTCCACTCCTACCTTTTCACATATATCTTTTAAAACTTCTAACATAGTCTTTGGGTATGTTAAATTGCTACCATCATATTTGTTATCTTCAAATTTTTTCATATAGTCTGTAGCTTTTATTTTCACTTTAAATTCATCATCTTCAATTGGCTTCTGAATTGTAAACTTTCCTATTGGTACAATCTCTCTTCCACATGTTGTTTTTAATATAGGAGATATATTATCTGTACTGTATATATGTGTTGTTCCTTCATATGTTGTTGCACTTTTTATTTCTTTTGCTACTGTTTTTTGCTCATCTGTGAATTTAATTCTTATTGGTGTTGCTAGTTTGTAATAGACAATTACTGGTGTTCCTTCATCATATTTTGATTTTAGCCAAGTTTTAAATTGTTCTACTGTTGTGTACTTACTTATCATTATTCTAACTCTGCTATTTTTTCTTATTGTTACACAATTATCAATTAGCCAACTTGAATCAAAACCAACTCCTTTAAAATAATTTGACATTGTTCTTATTACAGTATCATAACCATTTATATATACTGCATTAACTGATAAACTAAATTGAGCAATTCCATTATAAATATCATCTAAGCTCCAATTTTCATTTCCTTTAAAAACTAGTTTTTCCCACACATGCACTTCTTCTTCATTATCAAAATCAAAATAATCTTCTTTCAACATTTCTTGTTGTACTGGCATTATGTATGATTGTTCTTGGTGAGTTTCGTATGTTGTTGCAGTTGAACCTTCTTCCAATTGAATATCATTAAATATAGCAGAACTATTTTGTACTGTAGAAGTATAATTAGTATAAAACTGTATTTTGACTTTTCCATTTTCATCAGTAATAATTGTGATTTGTGGATTAGATTGTTCCTCATTAGATACTTTAAATATATTATTATTATCATAATCACATAATAATCCTGCCCAACCTTGAGTAATATTAGTAATTTGCGAAGTTATTGTATATTTTGTATTTGGTTTTAAATTTGAGATAGTTATTTCAAGTCTATTCCATGAAACTCCAGTTCCTTCTACTTTAATACTATTGCTATTGTTAATAGTATACTTTTCTTTATCTGTATTTCTTAAATAATATGATAAATCACTACTATAAGCATTGAATAAGTTTTTATTGCATTTTCTTACCTTTACTGACCCTTGACCATATGGGCTATATGAAGTTGGTGTTGAGCCTTCTTCTAATTTAATTAAATAATCATTATCATTTATATATTTTTTTTGATTAGCATATGTTCTTATAGATACATATTTTTCATTATTTGCTATTGTTATTGTTTCTTCTCCACTGTATCGTGTAAAATTTTTATCTTTATCAAATAATACATACACCATTTTACCTACATATTTTTTGTTTTTATCAAATAAACTAGCTATGTAAATTTTTCCTTCGTCTACTTCTATTTGTTTACTTGAAGCAAAATTTGAGTCATAGTCAAACACTCCATTATTGTTCCAATATCCTATTTGAGTTTCTTTAGCCAAATTCACATTACTGCCAACTGTTTTTATTTCACTTGGGTAGTTTGGATTTGGTGAAAGTATTCCACCTACATATGGTTCCCATTCTACAACTGTTGGATTATCTGTTTGTTCAAATTGTGCTTTAAATTTATAATTGTTTAATGTTATTCCACTTTCTATTCTAAAAATCAACAGTCCCATTGACAAATTTTTATCTTTTGTTGCTGGTTGTCTAGCATCTACATTTAATAATTGACAAGACCACCCAGCCCAATTTTGATTTTCATCTTGCATATAAATCATACATTTATCACTACTAATACTTCCACCTAAATGGAATGTTTCTAATTGATATACTTTATTTGCTTTCGATTTTATAATACTTCCAAAATGCACATCAGTTTTTGCTGTAGCTGTTCCATTCACAGTCCATATTTGAGTATTTTCATCATAACTATATGTTATTCCATTTATTGTTCCACTTTTAGATGCTCCAAAATTCAAAATATTTTTTCCACTATAAGTTACTTGCTTATGATTTCCACTTATCTCCAAATTAAGTGGTATTTCTTTTTCTTCTTTTAATGTTATTTCTTCTCCTTCTGTTACTATATCATTGTGATATTTTATTCCTGTTTCGACATATACTTCATTGTAATTCTCTGGTAAATCTCTTTTATCTATTTCAAATTCGATATCTTTCTCAGGAGTACAACCTAAACAAAGTTCATTATTGTTAAATAATTCAGATTTAGAACTAAAATCTATAATATGATTAGGTTCAATTTTATTTCCATCTATGTATATATTTAATTCATGTTGTGTTGAATCTTCTAATAT